TATGACATGCGTTCTGAAATCTCTCGTAAGATCGGTTATGCTCTTGCTGAAAAATATGACCGTCTGATCTTCCGTGCTATCGCCAAAGGCGCACGTCAGGCATCTCCTGTCCAATCCGTTGGCTCTGGTGATGATCTGGTGAGCACCGAAGAACCGGGTGGTACCCAGATTCAGGTTGGTACCGGCTCTGGTACTACCGCTGATGCCTTCAATGCTCAGCACCTGGTGTCTGCCTTCTTTGACGCCGCCGCTGCGATGGATGAGAAAGGTGTGTCTCAAGATGGACGTGTGGGTGTTCTGAACCCCCGTCAGTACTACTCCCTGATTCAAGAAGTTGGCAACAACGGACTGATCAACCGTGACGAGCAAGGCGCTGGTCTGCAATCCGGTAAGGGTGTTGTTGAAATCGCTGGTATCAAGATCTACAAGTCCATGAACATTCCGTTCCTGGGTCAGTATGGCACTGCTTATGGTGGTGACACTGGCGTTACCTCTCCTGGTAACACTGGCGATTTCGTCAGCCCTGACATCGAAGCTGCCCGCAACTCGGACACCGGTATCAACAATCACTACGGTAACTCTGACCACTTCGATACCTCCTGCGGTCTGATCTTCCAACGTGAAGCCGCTGGTTGTGTGGAAGCTATCGCTCCTCAGGTGCAAGTCACCAGTGGAGACGTGTCCACGATCTACCAAGGTGATGTGATTTTGGGGCGCCTCGCTATGGGCGCTGATTTCCTGAACCCTGCTTGTGCAGTTGAGCTGCACGCTACTAGCACCGCACCTTCTGCGTTCGGTACTACCTATCCTGCCAACACTGCTGGCACCTGATAGGTTTAATTATACGGGAGTCTCTTCGGAGGCTCCTTTTTTTTAATTCTTTATTGAGAATAATACTCATTTGCAATTATGCCTTACCTAACTACTGGCTCCACTGAACTTAAAGCCGTTAATCAGATCCTGGCGTCAGTTGGTCAGGCTCCTGTAACCACGTTGACAACTGAAGAAACACTTGTACTTAATGAAGTAAGTAGATTTACTGGTTATATTAGTGGCACTACACTTTTTACAAAAAAGAGTGATTTGTCACAAGGATCTTATATTGGCGGTGCTGGTGTTGAAGATAACACTTCTCTTGCTACAGCAAAGGTAACCTTCACCCCTAACGCAAGTTGCTCAGGTACTACACTGACTTCTAGTTCTGCTTTTATTCCTAAAGGTGTGAAAATTTCTAGTAGCAGTATTACTACACCAATTGAAGTAATTAGCGGTCCTACTGCTAGCGGTTCTAATTTTACTTATACTGTTGATACTTCAACAACTGCCTCTGCAGCTGACCTTACCCTAGATCCTATTTACTACAGCCATACTTTAAACATTAACCACTCTACTGCTGTGGGTAATACAATTACTCAAGCTAGTTTAACTGAATCTAGTGTTTCAACAAGAGTTGAAAACCAAGCCAACCCGGACGTTGCAATTGCACTCAACACTTTGAGAGAAGTGTCACGTGAAGTACAGGCTGAAGGCTGGTCATATAATACTGAATTTGATTATAAAATTACACCTGATTCTAATGATGAAATCAGGATTGCAGACGATGTTCTACAGATGGACCTTAACCAAGGTTATACTCAAAACATTGGAAAAGATGCTATCTTCCGTGGAGGTAAACTCTACGACAAACAGGAGCATAGTTACAAGTGGACAGCAGAGACTGTCTATGTAGATATTGTGTGGTACTTTGATTGGGAAAGTATTCCACAACCAATTCAAGCATATATTGTTGCACGTGCTGCTGCAATTGTGTCTAGCCGTATTATTGGTGATTCCACTCAATACCAAATCTTGCAGCAAAAAGAAGCTAATACACGCTCTCAAGCTTTGGAGTATGAGTGTAACCAGGGTGATTATTCCTTCTTTGGAGCACCTAGCCATGGTAACTTCTATCAACCATATAAGCCGTTCCATACCCTTCAACGCTAATGCCAGCAGTAACACAACAGATTCCTAATTTTCTTGGTGGTGTATCCCGCCAAACTGACGACAAAAAATTAATAAACCAGCTGACTGATTGTGTTAACGGTTACCCTGACCCTACGTCTGGTCTGCTGAAACGCCCTGGTATGAAGCACACTAACGTGCTTAAGAAAGCTGATGGCACTGCCTTTACTAAAACTGAATTAGCAGGTGCTGCTTGGTTTTTTCTTGACCGAGATGAGGCTGGTTCGTATATTGGGTGTATTAAAGGTAGTAATATCTACGTGTGGACAAAAGAGGATGGTACTTTCTGTACTATAACTAATAACGGTTCTAGCTACCTCACTGGTACACAACAGTCTGACTACCATTTTCTTAGTGTTCAAGACGTTACAGTTGTTACTAACAAAACTGTGTCAACAGCTATGCAAGCTGTGCCGTCAGCTAGTAATGTCTCAATTATTGGTACTGTAAAACTAAATTCTTTGACTGCTGGCCTTAAGTATTCTGTTACAATTCAAGGTGATAAATCAGAAGTGACCACGACAAGCACCACCACTTTTGAGGAGATGTTGAAGTTTGTTGATAGTATGTCAGAGATTGACACAGGTGCGCATTTAATTGATAAAATTCAGGCTGATCTTAATGCTAAAGTAGGTAGCGATTCCGATTTTAGTGGGAAATGGTACATACAATCTTTTGATAACAGTTTTATTATCAGAAGAACTACTGAATCTCCTAGCGCTGTTGTTATGAATCAAGCGCCACCTAGCGGTGCAACACTGCAGTCGTTTACGCTTGAAGCTGCTGGAGGTTTGAGTAACACAGGTATTTCAGCTTTTCTAGATGAAGTTACTAGCACTACAGAACTTACTACACAGGATACAAATAATCATTTTGTTAAAGTTCTAAATACCAGCTCAGCTGATGATGACTATTATCTAAAATTTCAAACCTTTGACGACACAGCAGATAGTGGTCCTGGTTTTTGGAAAGAAACAGTATCAGTTAATGTGTCACCTGGTTTTAATGCTGCTACTATGCCCCACCAGTTAGTAAATACTGGTGCTACTACATTTGAGTTTAAGCAGGTCCCGTGGTCCTCAAGGTTGGTTGGTGATGATAATAGCAACTCGCCTCCTTCATTTATTACGGTTGATTCAACAACTTCACCACCAACATATACCGGTAAAAAGCTTACCTCTACTTTTTTCTACAATAACCGTTTTGGTATTTTGTCAGAAGATAATGTAATTTTTGGTGTTGCTAACGATTCCTTTAATTTCTTTGTTAAATCAGCTTTAACTCAAGTTGACTCTGATCCTATTGATTTGAGTGTAGCTAGTATTCGACCTGTTGTTCTTACAGATGTCTTACCTTCTCCACAAGGTTTGCTGCTGTTTAGTGCTAGACAACAGTTCCAAGTGTACTCCGCTAGTACTACAACAATGACACCATCAACAACGGTGATCCGTACTATTTCTAGTTACGAAATGGATACGAACCTTTCACCTGTTGATGTCGGTACAAGTACAGCTTTTGTCAATACTTTGCCTGGGTATTCTAAACTGTTTACCCTAAGCTTGCGTGACATTGAGCAACCACCGATTGTGGTAGACATCAGTAAACCTGTACTAGAGTGGATACCTGACACTATTGATAGTCTTAGCGTAAGCGCTCAGAACTCTGTTATTCTGCTTACAGATAGGGATAGTTCATATCTATATTTGTATAGATTTTACAATAACGGTCAGGAAGATCTTTTCCAAGCTTGGACAAAATGGCAAATTGCGTCTACTATCCAAGCTGCTAAAATTGTCGATGATGATGTTATTGTTGTCAGTCAATATGAAGACGAATATGCTTTAGGTTCTATTTCTCTTGACGAACTTCCTACTGAAAACGTATACTCTACAACTACTTCTTTTGTAGGTAATCCCTGTCTAGATATGGCTACACGACCTGCATCACCTGGTGGTAGTGTCAGTTCAGTTGTATATGACACTGCAAATGATATTACTAAAATCTATGTACCTTACACACCTATTACTGGTATTGATGGTACAATGGTTTTGACAATACCTAATGCAGATAAAGGAACAGATTCAGAAATTGACTCTGATTCTGGTTATTATGCAACAGCTATAAAGCGTGTAGAACCTGTAACAGGTTACGATTACTTTGAAGTAAAAGGTAACTTTACAGATTACTCTGACGGTATTATTGTAGGTTACGATTATGACTACGAAGTAACTCTACCTAAGTTCTACTACCGCCCTGATACTAATAAAACAGATTTTACCAGTATTTTGACAGTTTCAAGAGTTAAATTTTCTGTAGGTAGGACTGGTGCAGTTGAGTTTAAATCAAAAGCAGACGGTTCATCTGAATGGAAATCTATTCAAAATACTATAGATGCTGATAGCTATAACGCTGATACTAATCCTATACAAAAAGAAAGGATATTTACTGTACCCATCCATCAACGTAATACTAATTTTGAACTTAAAGTGACAAGCAAATTTCCATACCCTGTGTCGTTGGTTTCAATGATGTGGGAGGGTAACTATTCTCCACGATTCTATAGGAGGTCTTAATGTTTAATCCAAAAGTAAATATTTTAGATCAACAACTTGCTGTTTCTGGATTAGAGATGGCAATTGATCCAGTATCAGCAACATTTGCAGGAATCAGTGCTGTTTCCTCTATTGCTAGTGGTATTTTTGGCTCTAATGAAGCCAAGAAACAGAACAAAAAAGCTAAAGAAGCACAAGAAGCTCAGGAAAAATGGAATAATAAAATTGCTAAAAAAACTAACAAGTACAATAAAAAGAAAGATGATATTGAGCAGGCCAATTATGACGCAATGTATGAATATAGTTATAATAAAAATGTTCAAGATTGGCAAACGGGTAAAACAATCCAAGATTTTAAGTTCTTACAGACACTTAAACAATACCAAAAAAGTGTATCTATCGGCCAACAACAACTTGGTCTAAATGCTGCCGCTGAAGAGCAAGGTATTCAGGCTGAACAAGATGCCTTGGATGAGGCTTTTATACAGTATAACTTTGAAAAGCAAAACAATTTGAGTGCTTTAGAGCAGGCATATTTTGAAGGAGGTATTCAACAACAAGAGGAAGGTGTTAAGCTAGTTGGTATTAAAAGCGCTCAAAAACTTGGTCAACAAAGCATACAAAATTCTGTTAATCAGTTGATGTCTCAAAGTGCTTTGCAAAAAGAAACTGCAATGGTTGAAAACCTAATTTCAGAAGGTAAGGTTCAACTGGGACAGGCCGGTAAATCGTCTGTTAAAGCACAACAATCTAACAAAGCAGCTTTGCATCGAAGTCTTATGGCTTTAGAATCAGAGTTATCTGGAAAGAAAAAGCAAGCTGCTATTCAACTTACAGAGCTTAATGTTGAAACATCATTGGCTGAAATTGGTGTTGGTATTAATCTGGCAAAGATTGATAATGCAATTCAAACTGCTAAAGCAACATCAAAATCTAACCTAGAAGTTTTGGATGCTAACTTAGAAAGCCAGACCAAAACAACTTTAAATAACATTGAACAGATTGCATTAGAGAAGAAGTATGCTGATGTAAATACTAATGCAGGTATAATGTTGATGCCAGAAATGATGCCATACGATCCTCCTCCGACTCTGCCTCCTAAGATGCAACTTGTTAAATCAATGAAAGCTATACCTGGTTTCGTACCACCTGCACAAACGCAAAGTACATGGGCACCTCTTATAAAAGGTATTGGTGGAGCAGCTAGTTCACTGGCAAGTATTGATTTTGGCGGTGGTGGCGGTGGTCAAGGCGGTACTGCTGGTAAAGAAGCCGGTGGTGGAGAAACCGGTAGTAATATTAAACCTAATGTTTTTGGGTCTCAATATCAAACAATGTCAGGTAACACGCTTGGCGATAGCTCTACAACTGCTTAATTTAATTAACTTATGGAACGTATTCGATACAAACCTACTGCACGTAGTAGGGGATTTAAACCACAACAACTAAGTACAGCTGGTATTGACCGGATGCGTGAAGACAGCAACCGGATGATTGCAGGCATGGAGCAACGACGCCGTGCCGAAAAGGCTGACAGAGAAAGAGTTCTTGCTGCGATGGGCGACAACGCTAGACGTAGTGAGCAGCGTATGGAAGAAAACTTCCGGATCGAGCAGCAGAATCTGAAAAACGAAGCTTATCAAGAGATTGCTAACATCCAAGGTGCTCAAAAGCAAGCTCAAACTGATGCTGCTGCCCAACAAAGCATTGTAGATAGCTTGCTAGGGTTTAGTCAAACTCTTGAAAAAGAATCAGCACGGCGCACCGCTGATATGATCAGGGATCAAACTACCGTTGGTCTTAGTACTCCTGCACAAGTTATTTCTGCTGAGGATGTTGAACAAAATGCTGCCGCTCGTGCTGCCCAATTTGCCGGTGCTATCAAGTTAGATACAGATCATACTGTTGATGGTGTTTTAAATAATGATCCGCCAGACAAAACTGTTAAAGGTTATATATCTAACCATGGTTTTACAGGTGTTGCAGCTAGAGTAAATGACAACAAAGTTGCCGAAGAAACATATTATAGAGTTTTAAACAAACGCCTTTCAGATGGAGAAAGGACTTTTATTACTGCAAGTGGCCGTGAGTTTACCGGTATGCAGGCTCTTGGCGACCGTGAGTTGATGGAAGAGCTGCATAGGCAAACCCTTAAAGATGTATCTAACTACATGGGATTTACAGATCCCTTGTACCTTGCTACCGCTAATAAAAATATTGCGGCAAGTAATAAAGCTCTACTAAATCAAGCTGGAACAGAATTTGTTAAGAGAGCTGTAGCTGTTATGAAACAGCAGGCTTTAGATATTGCATCTGAGGGTACAGTAGAGGGTGTCACCCTTGGTTTCGCTCGTATGAAGACAGCTGTTGGAAACGCTGCTGCACATGATTGGTATGTAGAGAATGTACTTGGTAACCCTGATATTCCAGAAGAGGTGGCTAAGGCCCCTGATTTCATGAATACGGGTAAAAGTTATAGTGAGCAATGGCCTGCTCGTTATGATGAAGGTATCAAAAAACGTAACGCTGCAATTGTTAAACAGCAGAACGCTGAAGAGGATCTTAAAAAAGCACAGGATGCTGAGTGGGTAAACACCAACATTGATAGCATCATCGCTGCCTATAACGAAAACCCGGTGCAAGCTGCTTTATTCATTAAACAGCGTTACAATTCGCTTGCTATGACGCCACCTGCTGTTATTACAGCGATTGAGCGTGAAGCTATTAAACAAAAAAAGGACATTCTAGAAAGCCTAATCGCTCAAAAAACTAAGTTTGGCAACCTTGACCTTCCCTTTGTTAATAGCATTGCAGATGCCACTTTACAGAAGGCTGCCCGCACAGCTTATGAGGATCAAGAGTTGAGGAAATATGGACCGGAAGGTGTTGACATTAAAAAAGGAATGATGGCTACTGCAAGGGGTCTGACCGGTTTTGATGTCAATGCTAAAGGTGCTAGTTCTACAACTTATATGGTTCATACAGCTATATATAAAAGGTACCTTGAGAATGTATCCAAATATAGCTCGCCAACAGCAGCATGGACCGCTACAAAAGAACAAATTGCTAACGATAAATCTAATCCTGAGGGGCTTTTTTACCAAGATCCTAAAGGCCTTGTGAACAATAAACCATATTTCCCTAATATTGAAACTACCCCTATAGAAAGAACAGAGATGAATGTTTATATTGACAAGAAGATGCTTCGTGAAGGTAGGAATTTTGCAGATAAACCTTTTTCCCTTGCTAATCAAGACGAAATGGACGCAACATACACATCCTATATTTCAGGGGGTAATGTTCAATACCCACCAGGTATTATAAGATTTGCGGATTCAACCGGTCTTAAACCTAGTAAAGTATTTAATGCACAACGCATAGCAAATAACGCTGTAACTGGTGGCAACAAACCACTACTTGTTGATTCACCTTTGGTGGAAACAATTGACAATGCAGGTCCTGCACTGCGTAAGCTGATTTCGTCTGATGTACGTGAACAGGTTAACCGTGGTAAAGCTATGATGACTGGTAACCTTCCGGTGCGTTCTAGCATGGTACAGAGCACTGGTGTACGCGGTCTAGCAGATCTAGTCAGTTCTGGTGAAGGCGGTCCTACTTCAATGTTCCCAGGTGAGAATTACCCAGAAATGGGTGACATGAGCATTAGAGAAGTTGTAGAATTCCAAAAAGAAAAACTACGTGATGGACGTGCGTCTGCTGCAGTAGGTTCTTATCAATTCTTATATCCTGAACAGGCGGCCCAACGTGCTGGACTTTCATTAGATGATAAATTTACACCTGAAAACCAACTTAAAATGTTTATGGGGACCTTGCTAAACAAACCTGGCAGAGAAAACCTTTCAACATTTTTACAAGGCACTGGTGATGACATAGAAGCAGCTATTGATGAATTAGCTCAAGAATTTGCTTCTATTGAATATAGAGATGGCCGTAGTTATTATAACGACGGTGTAAATAAGGCTAGTATTAGCCGAGACCAAGTACGTGCTGCTTTGATTTCTGCACGCGAAGAATTTACTACTCAATAAACAATGAAAGATCCCTCAGAATACACCGACCTAGGTGATGATTTTGTGTTGACTGAGCAAGAGCGCCAAGTCCAACTCTCTAATGAACAGATCCAAGAGATCCAGCAGAGATTGGAAGCCCCTCAAGAGGAGCCTACGGTAGCCGATCAACAAGCCGCACAAGCTGCTATGGCAGCGCAAACTGAACCACAGGTCGAGACTTCTGCGCCTTCTACGGAAGGACCTTATCGAGATGCAGAAGGTAACATTGATTTAGAACAAATTAGGAAAGAAGGCGGTGAACTTGACGCAGCTTTTGTGACAGGTCTTGCGGATACTGCCGCGGACGCTATCAACTTCTTTCTACCTGACAGCCTTCCTCAAATACCCAAGGCTACTAAGTATGAAAACAATGTAGCCTCAGCTGTGCGTACGCTATCCAGTATTGTAGTTCCTACATTGGGGCTGCAAGCTGGTGGCATGGCGCTAGCTGCTAAAGCACAAACCAAAGCAACTCAATTGTTGGGTGCGTCTTCTAAGATTAACCAATTGGGTCGTACAGCTTTCATGAAGTTTGTCGGATCTCGTGGTGTCGAAGCTGGTGCCTCAGTTGCTGTTGGTGCTGTTGCTGAAGACTACGAAACCGGTGACAACCTTTCCGGTGCAATTAAAAAGGCATTGCCACCTCAATTTGATTTTATTCCTGATAGTTGGGCAACTCTTGACGGAGAAGCTCCTGACAAAAAACGGCAAAAAAATATTAATGAAGATCTAGCCATGGGATTTCTCATTCCTATGGTTGGGTTTGCTGGTAAATTTGCAAATGCTGTTGGTGAAGTAAAAGACGTTTTTAGAAAAGCACCTGTTATTGTGGGTGAAAGCGATCAAGCTGTTAAGTACCTTGCTGCTAATAAACCTAAACCTACCAGTGATGTTCCCGAAGAAGCTTTGCTTGAATACCAAGCTAAGCAAGACGAAGCACTGGATGAACTTGGTTATTACAACTTAAGTAAAGCAGAAGATCCTAACATCCCTCTTAAAGGTGTTCATGACCTGTATGAATTCCGTGAGACTGGTCTCCGTACTGTAGATGACTTTGGTATTGTTGGCGCTAGTATTGACGCTGCACGTATCCAAGGTAACAAAGGTACTGTTTACGGTCGTCTTGGTAACTTTATCAGTGGTCCAGCGCTTAAGTATGGTGCAGAAACACCTGGTGGTGTAGAAGAAATTACCATTGGTCTTACACAACAGCTCAAAGAAGCTGATCGTGTGGGCATGGTTGCTGATGATTTTACTGTAACTGCAGATGAAGTAGCAGCAGCTGGTGATAATCTTGTTCTAGAATTGTTTGACCCTACCGCAAGTATTGACGACATGCGTCGTATGCTTGATCCTCAGGTCGTTAAAAACGAAGCTGGTGTTGAGGTGTTGACTCAAAGTGGTTACACAGATGCACTTAGCTCTATTAACAGTCTAGTAAAAGAATACAAAGGTATGGATGTTGCCCGTGCTCAGGCATATACTGCAACGTCTATGGCTGGTCAGATTGCAGACCTTGCTGAAGGTATGCGTTTAAATCGTGGTTCTGTTTCTATTGAGAATGCTCAAGAGCAGATCCTAGATAAGATTAATTTCTTGCAACAACTAGTCGGTTCTACTCGGTACTTTACTACTCAAAATAAAGCGCTTTCTTCTATTATACAGTCTGCCAGGAAACGTCTTCCTGAAAACCTTAAAGGGTTTATTAAAAGCCCTGAACAGATTGCTCAGGAGATTAAAGAAAATTATCCTACAGCACTTCGTCAGATCCAAACTGATAGTGAGAAGTTCACCGAAAATTGGATGTACTTGCAAGAGAATCGTCCAGACATCTTGGACTCATTCCTTGAGTTGTATGAGCTGAGTGATGGTCGTATTAATACCATCGCTAAGATGAACGATGACATCCTTAAAAGTTTTACTAACTTCCGTCCTGTTTACGACCCAAATCCTGAGCAACCTAACATTATTGCACAGGCTGTAAGGTCTAACTATTTTAACAACCTTTTGTCTGCACCAGGTACGGCTGCTAGAGCACTTTACGGTAACCTTAGTGGCCTTATAGCAGAGCCTATTGCATACTTTGGTGGTGCTATGCTCCACAAAGATATGAAGTCATTACAGCGCGGTTGGATGGCTTACAGTGCAATCTTCGACACACAGAAGAAAGCATTACCTTATGCCGGTCAGATGTTTATGAAAGCATCTCAAAACCCTAACGCTGTTAAAGGTCAATCTCGTTTAGACCTTGTAATTAAACAGGAAGATAAGATTAACCAATACCGTTATATTGCTGAACAAGAGGCTGCACGTGGCAGGAACGGTTTTAAGTTCCTTATTAAACAATACGAGGAGATGCAAGCAATGGCTGCTGATCCTGTGTTCCGTCTTGTACCTAACTTGTTCACTGGTTTTGATGCTTGGACTGGCGCTACCTTGGCTAATGCTCAGGCACGTTTCCGTGCTATGGATGAGCTAGAACGCCTTGGTGAAGCAGTTACACCTGCTAGGGTTAAAGAACTTGCTAATGCAGAATACAACAGCATGTTCGATGCTGATGGTATTATCAAAGATAAAGCTGTTAAATATAGCAACGCTGATATTGCACTTAATCTAGATACTGGTCTTAGTAAGCAAGTTGATGGTCTTCTCCAAACGCTACCTGGACTAACACCATTCCTCACGTTCCCAACAACGATGATGAATATGGTCCGTGTTGCTGATGATTATATTCCTGCGCCTCTTAAAGGTTTCCAAAAAGATATTAACGACCTAGCGTATACGTCCGTCCAGACGTTTATGGAAAACCCTGACTCTATGGATAGTATTCTGACGGCTCGTGGACACAGAATTGACCAAATGGATGAGATTGCTAGAATCAACACTTTAGTTGATCTTAAGAACCGTACACTTGGTCGTAAGGCTATCGGTACTTTCTTTACTTCTATGGTGATTGGCAGTGTTATTAAAGATAAACTGTTTGGTGATGGTTTGTTTAGTGTGACTGGTGATGGTTCTGTTGACCGTCAGCTTAACACTGCACGGATGAAAAATAGTAACTTTAAAGCTCGTTCAGTTATTGGTCCTGATGGTATACGTTTTGAGTACAATGAACTGTTGGGTCCTGGTCTAAGTAACTGGGTTGCAGCTGTTGCTAACGTGGCTGATAACTTTGACATGCTTGGTGAAGCTGCTACTGAAAATGCATTTGAAAAGCTTAGCTTTATTTTAGGTGCAGCATTTACTGATCAAGCAGGTTTATCCGCATTGCGTCCTTTGGTGGAAGTTGTAAGTGGTAATAAATACGCTGCTAACCGTTGGGTTGCTGGTCAAATTAACTCACTTGCTCCTCTTGCTGGTGCTCGTAATGAGTTTGGTAGAATCCTTGATGGTGGACTGAAAGAATTTAATAATGACATCATCGAAATGCTACAAAACCGTAACCAAATGATTGGTTTGATTGACAAGAGTAACCGCCTTCCTGAGGTTGTTAGTCCTGTTAGCGGTCGAGCCCCTAATAAATATAGTTTCTTGCAACGTGTATACAACGCTTATTCTCCTTTGAAAGTCCATCCAGCTATGACAAAGGAAGAAAAGTTCTTGTATGATATTGAATACGACGTATCTTCTGCATTTAAGAAACGCAACGGTATTGATTTGCTGGCTGATGAACGTGCCGCATTGAACCAAGAAATGGGTGATATGGAGTACTTTAAAAAAGAGATTGCTCGTATTGCTAAGACGGCTGAAGCTCGTAATACTATTAAAGAGCTGAAAACAATGCGTCGTCAATTTATTGGTTCTGATGAAGTGCCTATTGGTAAGTATGATCAGATCCACATGATGTTGCGACAAGCGCAGAAAACTGCAGAAGAGCTTGCATTTAATAGTTTAGATTCTAATATGCGTAATGCAATTGATCAACGTATTATGCTTAAAAAAATTAATGATCGTCGAGCTGAACAGGGCATTATGCCTATTCCAACTAATCGTTATTAAACAACATGGCGTGCACTGACGTACAAACAATTCAAGCTGGAAACGGGTCAAAGACACAATTCTCTTTTGACTTCCCGTACATTTTTAAATCTGAAATCCACGTTTATTTCTGGAACGTGGTTACAAAAGAATACGACGAAAAACTTACGACAGATGCCACCTACCCTTGGCAGATTACTGATGCCAACCCAACAATTGTAGAGTTTACGGGGACTGCTCCACCAGCCCCAACCTCTCCAACTGATCCAGGTGAGCCTACTGTTGACAACGTTAAGATCAGGCGGATTACTAAGGTTGAGGACATTCGTGCCCTGTTTAACCCAGGATCTGCCATTCGGTCTGATGACCTGAATAAGAACTTTGAACAGTTGCGGTATGCTATTCAAGAGGCTAACTGCGCTGGTATTCCTGATGATGTAGATGCTTATCTTAAGAACTACTATTGGAACAAGTTTGACTCAACTGTTTATTCTACTGAAACTTGGGATTCTGATGATGATCAAGTAGCAACAACTCAAGCTATTGATGCTCGTATTGATGCTAAGGTTGACTCTGCTTTGACTGTAGATATTGTTGGCGCTGATGGCGTTAACATTACAGATAACTCTCCAAACTCAGGTCAAATTACAGTTGGTCTTAGTGATAATGCTGTAGATTTTGACAAGATCAAAGATGCTGACCAAATTAAACTGGCTGATCAGGTAGCGGACTACGATAATGGTGGTTCTGACGATAAAGTTTTCACCTCTCTTGCTGCTATCCGTCGTTTTGAAAACTTTGTTCAAGACGCAACTCCATCAACAACAGCTGGTATTGGTAAGGGTGCTGTTTGGCTAGATGTTGCTGACGACAAAACTCTTTCCATGTGGGATGGTAGTGCCTGGCAAGCTATTACGTCTGGCGGTACATTTTCAAACCAACCTAAAGTTGTATACGTTGATGCATCGTCTGGTAGTGATAGTAATGATGGTCACCGTATTAGCCGACCTAAAAAAACTATTAAAGCTGCAATTAACCAGATTAACGCTGATTCAACCTATGGTGATGGCAGTGTTGTAATTGTAGCAGCTGGTGTGTATCAAGAGGTTGCACCAATCCAAATCCAAAAGAAAAACGTTTCTATTGTTGGACAAGCACTTCGTAGCTGTATTGTACACCCAACCGTTGCCACTCAAGGTGATCAAAGTACTGGCAACCATGCATTGTTTGAATTGAACAGTGGTTCATTCATTCAAAACCTGACGTTGACCGGTATGAAAGCTGGTAGTTCAGGTACTAACTCTCTTGACTCTAGTTTGCCAGCCGCTCAAGGTTGGAACTTTGCTTTCTACGCTGGTGCAACTATTGTTAAATCACCGTACATCCAAAATTGTACTAACTTCTCAGACTCTGAGATTGACAACAGCAACTTAAATGCAAACACACCTGCTGGTGGTCTTGCAGGAGATACTGACTCTGCAGCGACTGGTGGTGGTATGTTGGTTGACGGTTCTGTTGTTGCAGCTGCCTCACCGTTGCGTTCAATGGTGGCAGATAGCTATACCCACGTTGGTCTAAATGGTCCTGGTATCCTTGTTACTAACAACGGTTATACACAGTGTACGTCTAGTTATGCCTTCTTTAACAAATACCATATTAAAGTATTGAACGGTGGTCAGGCTAACCTTGCTGCTTCTACTACTGATTTTGGTGATGAAGCATTGGTTGCTGATGGTAAATCTACAACTGCTATCTTTACTTCTAATGTTGATGGAGCAGCAGCTGACGGTGATAAGACCTTTAATATTAACGAACCTACCGCAGGTTCCGGTTGGTTTGGTGATACCCAAAGACCTGCTAGCAACATGCTGGTAACTGTAAATGGTAACACTTATCCTGTACTATCTGCTACTGCTAACACTGATAGTGAAGGCGGAAATGGTTGGACTGTAACAATTCAACGTCCTAATCCAAACAAAAAGAGTGAAAACCTTGGTCTTGATGGTGCAGTAAGTGATAACGCTGCTGTATCGTTCTTCCTCCGTTCTATGATCGCTTCTAGCGGTCACACGATGGAATATGTTGGTAGTGGTACTAATTACAACGCATTGCCTGAAAACGGTGGTGTACCTAACGACTCTAAACAAATTGTTGAAAGTAATGATGGTAAAGTTTGGACTGCTATTACTGACCACAACGGTAAATTTAAGATTGGTGATTTCTTTGAAGTAGATCAACGTAAAGGTTTTATTAATTTTAGTGCGGGTTCATACGCCTTTGACGTTGTAACTGATGCTAACCCACAACTTGGTGGTCCCTTAGATGTAAATGGTCAGGAAATTACTAGTGCTAGTAATGGTAATATTACGATTAACCCGGCTGGAACTGGTCAAATTGTATTAGATGCTAACGTTAAACTGCCAGCAGGTACCGCGGCATCGCCCAGTTTCTATAACGGAACCGACACAAACACCGGTTTATACTTTAGTGCAGCTGACGAGGTGTCAGTTACAACAGGTGGTACACAGCGCTTTGTTGTTGATAGCTCGGGGCGTGTGTTAATTAACCGCTCCAACAGTACCGGATCGCATAACTTGGAGGTTCATGGCGGCACTGATAATGAACCTATCAAAATTTCAAGTTCTGACGCAGGTGCCTACATTGTATTTGCAGACGACGACACAACAGGTTCAACACGCCTTGGTGCAATTGATAATGATTTAAAATTTGATGTCAATAGTGTCGAGCAACTGCGTATCGATAGCTCTGGAAATGTACTTTTTAAGCAAGAAGCATCAAGTTCTTATCCAGAGCAAAAACTTAAGTGGTCTAACGACAGCACGACTACAAACGGTTTTTATATTTCGCAGAATTCGAGCAGACAAGGCAAGGTTTGGCACGAGCAAGGTTTGGAAATTGTATTCGGTACAAATAACGCCGAACAGATGCGCATCGACAGCTCAGGCCGGTTGCTGGTGGGCACAGATAGCAGTAAATCTGCTGGCGCAGGGCAATATGCGCCTTTAAATGTTCAAGGTTATATAGGATCTTCTGCAGGCGGAGGTGAACTTTGTCTTAGCCGTGGAGAAACTGCAAGCAGCATTACAGCAAATGACCAGCTTGGTGCAATCGTATTTACTGATAGTGCCGGTTATGGTTTCGGTTCCATTAACTGCAAAGCAGATGCAGCCGCTGGCTCTAGTGATTATCCAGGTAGGATCGAATTTAAAACTGCAGCAGACGGCTCTGGCTCAATGACTGAGAGGATGCGCATAAACAGTGCCGGTCACGTAATGATTGGCACGGATACTGAGGGTTATGCGAATGGCGCTGATAACTTTACTGTCGCAAATTCTGGTAATTGTGGAATAACAATTCGGTCTGGCTCATCAGATCAGGCCAACATTTATTTTTCTGATGGAACTTCAAGTTCAGACGAGTACGAAGGAATTGTTCAATATTTGCATCAATTTGATGATATGTCGTTTGGTGTAAATAATGGCGTCGAACGTTTGCGTCTTTTGTCCACTGGAAAGGTAAGAGCGCCAGGGGTTTATAACCTGACAACCACGACTGGTGGTGCGGTTTACGTCCAGTCAGACGGTGATCTTCTTCGATATACATCTTCTCTTAAATACAAGACAGATGTTGAAACAATTGAGGATGCTCGCGCTGATGCGATCTTAAATTGCCGTCCTGTTTGGTATCGCTCGACATGTGAAAGCGATATCACAACAGAAGGGGCAGAAAAATCTGATTGGGGCTGGTATGGCTTCATTGCAGAAGAAGTTGCAGAAGTTGAGCCACGTTTGGTCAACTGGGCTACAAAAGATGCAGTGCAGCAAGAGAATAGATTGATCGAGTCTGTTCAACGAGATCCTGCAGATTACACAGCAGAAGGTGTTCGATATGAAAACTTTGTTCCTTTGCTCGTCAATCTTGTGAAACGTCAGCAGGCTCGCATTGAAACTCTAGAGGCCAAAGTCGCAGCCCTTGAGGCTGGCTAACGGTAACCGCCCCGTGTCACAGCGGGGCTTTTTACTATATTTTTATCTATACAAAAATGTCTACTACTTTTACTTGGGCTATTAACAACTTAGACAGGAACGCTGCTGATGGAATTGTGTTTAATGCTAACTATACTGTAAATGCTGCTGACGACACCTACTCATCTGGTGCATACGGTTCTATTGGCCTGGAAGCACCTGCAGAAGGTGATACTGTCATTCCTTATGCTGACCTTACCGCTAACACTGTTATTGGTTGGGTTAAAGAACGACTTGGTGGTGCTGAAAAGGTTGCTGAAATTGAAGCAGCATTGCAAGCACAAATTGACGAACAACGTACCCCTACTAAGGCATCTGGTGTGCCCTGGAGCTAATTATGATCACCCTTATCCGTCCAATCCTTTTTTCATTCCTTAACTCTGATAAAGTCAAACGTCTTATTGTTGACCTTCTTACCAAACTGGCAGAGCAATCTGACAACACTGTAGATGATCAGGCAGTGAAGTTCATCGAACGCGGTTTGTTCGGTGGACCCCTGGAGTGAACCTCCCCTTCTGCCTACTTTAATCCTTCCAGAAGCGCCTATATTGCCTGAAGCGGTGCTGGAGGTACCAAGGGCCCAGTTACCTAGTTACAAGCCCCTTACAGTGCCTCCTAGCGACCTTAGACCGCCTCCTGGTGTTAAAGGTACGGACACAGAAGAGGATACATCTGAAAATACTACACTTAAACCTGCTTTGCCTCCAGAGGCACAGATAGTAGAAATTCCGTTTACGGATATTGAGGTTCCAATGCCTACAACTACTATTATGACTACAGCAGCTACAACAGCTTTTATTTCTGTTGCCGCCACCCTTACTGCTACGTCTTTGTTCAAATATATCGTAATGGTATTTAAACCAGTATTCAAACAAGTATGGAGCAAATTGACAAAAAAGAAGGAGCCAGAGGTTTCTTAGATAAAGTAAAAGAAAACACTGAGGATGAATTACAAATTCTTGGTACTTTTGTTCGTCTAGGTGTTGTTGTTTGGAGTGGTTTTATTATCACCCTTAACTACGTTGATCTACCTATGATTAAAAAAGGACAAAGTGGTGGTGACATAACGTTCGTAGCTAGTGTTTTTACTGGAGCTCTTGCTACTTTTGGACTGACTACATCAAACACTAAAACAAATCCTAAAACTCCTGACCCTAAAAAGAAAGAAGAATGAAACGTCTTATTTTGTTGTTGATGTTGGCTAGCCCTGCTGCTGCACAGCAAGTTACTCCTAATTTTACCCAGGGTAGTATGCAAGCCACCACGACTACCACTGTTGACATCGATCGTACGATTACGACAAATATCTATGGTGGTGATTATAACTCATGGTCTGGCACAAACGTAACACCAAGTGGGGACATTCTGGATTCGGCAACAACTTATTCAATTACAACCTCTGGAGAACAGTTTCAACTAGAGATTGTGGACAGAGCAGCCGGAGTTGTGGAGAACATCGTAGTAGACGAAGTTATTCAACAAAACTCTACTACTACCTCACTCTCTGTCTTCTCTCAGTAAGTCCTGTACTTGCTGGTGATGACCCTACAGTACAGAATAGTTCTAATCCTGTGGCGGCAGCTACAGGTAATGTAACTAATCAGGCGGTGCAATTTCAAAACAATGGTGCACCGTCTCGTCAATACTTTGCAAGTAATAATAGTTGTAATGGAACCACAATGCAAGTTTCGCCCTTTTATATGGGCAACGATACTGTTCCTTACGAGCATACTGGCTATGTACGAAGCAATAACTTCGGCATACAGCTAAATTTTGCAGTTCCATTAGATGGTGGCATGATTGAAACTTGCAAAGCTATTGCACGTAAACACGAACAGAAAATGCGTCTTGATTACGAGCTTGTTCGTGCTCTTAAATGCACAGAGATTATGAAAGCTGGGTTTACTTTTAGACCTGGTTCTCGTGTCGAAGTGCTATGTCACGACATTGTACCTATAGTAGCATTAGAAAATGAGTGAAGCACTTGTCAGCATAGCTGTCGCAGTCGTCGCTGGTGGCGCTGCTTTAAATAATAGATTACACAATCGAATAAACAGCGTCCATGAACGTATTAGTTCGCTTGATCGACGGCTTGATGGTGTTGAACTGACTGTTGCTTCTGACTACGTTAAAAAAGCCGAACTAGCTGAACTATTAGCTAGGATGGAAGATCACATGGTACGCATCGAAAACAAACTTGACCAAATTGTTCTAAGAAATGGCTAAGAAAAAAGCTACTGAAGATCAGTTTAACGAGCTACATAATCTTGTTACTAAAGAGTTTCTTGCTCGAATTAAGTCGGGCGAAGCTACTACTCAAGATTTAAAAGCCGCTTGTGACTGGCTTAAGACAAATGACATCAGCGGTGTCGCCTTGGATGGTAATCCACTCAGTAAACTGGCTGCAGTAATGCCTACGGTTGATCCTGAACTTGTACATCGGAGGCTGCATGGCTCGAACGTCTAAACATAGCGGTGCTAAATACGCTAACGGTAACTACAAGTCGTATCAAAAAAAGTACGACTCATCTAAATTGCAGATCTCTAAACGGGCTGCGCTAAATAAAGAAAACAGAAAACGGGGAACCTATGGCAATGGTGACGGTAAAGATGTCTCACACAAAAAGAATGGTAAAACATTCCTTGAAAAAGCATCTAAAAACCGAGCACGTAAAGGCAAAGCATGACCCCACTACTTCCAACTCCTGACGATTATCTTTTTAACTTAATAGCTATGACCTCTCCAGAAGCCAAGCGCCTGTGGAGGCGC